TGAAACGAGCATGACTCAGGGCAACTCATACGATCCTCTGGCATTGTCTTTTGTAAATAGTGAGCGTTATCTAAAGGATGACCAATTTACTCCAATGAATTGCGAGGATGTACTAAGGTCAATACTAGAGGAATGGACTGCGGTGATGATACAAAGCGGTGGTGAATGGTATATTTATAGACCAACTGAATTGGCATTAAGTGGTGATTTAACATTTAGAAAATATTTAGATGGGCAGAGAGTTTATGATCAGCCTACTGTTACGATTGACTTAGATGCTACTTTAGGAGGTGAGAGTGAAGGCGTTATTTTATCGCCTTATTTCCATATCAATACTGACCAGATGAAGATGATAGATAGACCATATAAAAATGCGTCTATGGCTTATCTGTATGGTAAACTTGAGAATACAGATGAGAAATTAGCAAATCCAAATCTAACAGGAGCAGGGCAAAGTTGCGGAGGTGATCCGATTGGTCCTTGTGATAGCGTGACTATTCCCGGTTATACTAAAACAGGCACAATGTATGCAGGTTTAAATCCAACTGGTGGCGTAGTCTTTTATTCAGATGGAGGTACTTATCCGACATTGACTAACTATTATCAAAATAATAATCTAATACCTGTTACGGCTAATTTTACAGTTCAAGAGAGATTAAAGTTTATCATTGAATATGAAAATTTAAATCCTGCTTTGACTACGGATATGAATTTTGTCATTAGTTTATTTGATGGATTAAGCACCTATTATTTACAGGCAGATGGAAGTTGGGCAAATACTCCAGGCGTTCCGGGAATAAATTATTATCAGATTAGGTCAACAGTTGGAGGAGGTACGGAAACAATTATATCTAATGTCGTTCCAATTAGCGGAAATGTTACCTTTAGAATATTAGCGCCTTCAGGTACTGTAAATGATATAGTTTATACTCGGATTTCTGCTTACGTATTTTTAGATTTTGGGGATGAGATTGGTGAGATACATACGGCAACACAAACAGGTAAATTTACTTTTGTACCTGAGACTATCAATGTCTTTAATGGTGATAGTCCTAATGTAATGTACGTTGGTGCTATTTATCAGGATGATGAGGTTACTTTAACAGAACGATGGGTAAGGCGTGGATTATCTGAGTCTATTTTAGCAGTTCCTTATGAGGTTAATAAACAATTTTTAAGGATTGCAGTTGAAGAAAAACAAAGGTTATACGCAGGACCATTTGTAAGGTTTGAGGGTTCTATATTTGGATACTTTAATCCTGTCACTAGATGGTCAATTAACTCAATTACAGGATACTTTATGAATCTATCTCTTAACTATGATTTGCAACAGAACATCTGTAAAGCAGTGTTAGGCAGGATTGTAAATGAGGAGATAGCTTTAGATTATGTTAAAACTCCAGACTATGCAGCAACAACTCGGGTAACAGTAAAAGGAACGCCATGATGTTATACATAAATGATATACCGGTAGGGTGTTTAAGTTCTGTTAGTAGATCAGAGCAGATTTCTTTTATCGGTACTTGCAAGACTACACAGTCAGGCGCTCAGACGCAATTAGGAAGGCTCTATACCTACTCAATTCCTTTTGAAGGTGTTATGACTACAGACAACAGTATAATGTCATGGAGTGGCTTAAAAGCGTTAGAGAGAATTAAGGTAAATTGGGAAATTGTTGGTCCTGATATTGAAGCAGGGCAAGGATTTATTGAGAATCTTGAGATACTAGGTGAGGTTACAGATTTTATAAAATTTAGTGGGAGTATAACAGGCTATGACTAATTTAATGCTTTACATCAATGACTTGCCAGTAGGTTGCTTATTAAGCAATAGCTTGAGCGAATCTATTAGTTTTATTAAGACTTGCAAAAGCACAGAGGAAATGGGACAAAAGCAATTAGGTCAGTTGCATTCTTATTCTGTAAATTTTGAGGCGGTTTATGCCGTAGATCAGGCAATCATAGGATGGAATGATATTAAGGATTTAGGCAGGTCTAGGAAGATTATGGATTGGTCTATGGTAAACCTAGATACAAATGAAGGAGATGCAGGAGAGGGATTTTTAGAGAATTTGGAGATAACGGGAACATCAGAGGATTTTATTAAATTTGCAGGAACGATAACAGGATATGGAGCAATAATTGATTCTAATCAAATATTCTACGTTTGGGCATCTGATACTGATACCTATGTTGATAATGGCGGTGATGAATATGTACTTGTAAATTAAAAGATATGCCAGTAATTAATGGAGTTTATTTAAAGGATTTTGCTGCTTTACCTAGCGCAGTAGTTGATGCTAACATCATACCTATTGCAATCTCAGGCAATCAGATAGCGTATAGGACAACTGTTGGAGGTATTGTTACGGATGCCAGAGTAACAAGCAAGTTACTTACAGGCTTATCAGTAACAGGAGGTGCGGTAGTTGCTACTGATACAATCTTACAGGCATTTGGTAAAGTACAAAACCAGATTAATAGCAAAGTTAGTTCAGTTGGTTTAACAATGCCATCGGCTTTTTCGGTTGCTAACTCTCCAATTACAAGCGCAGGGACTTTAGCAGTAACGGCAATAGGTGCAGCATCTCAGTATATTAGAGGTGATGGTGCTTTGGCTGATTTCCCAACAACTGGGGGAGGTGGATCATCGGTTGCCTATTATCTTAACGGGTCTGTTAGTCAGGGTACAATAGGAGGCAATGCCTATTATGAAATGAATAAAACGCCTGTTATCGGGACAGGTACTGATTTTACTATCGGCTCTGATGGATATATTGCTCAGTTTATAACAGATGCAAACGATCCTGCATCTTTACTAATACCGGCAGGTAATTGGAACGTAGAGATGTACTTTAGCGCATCATCTAGCGGAGGTACTCCATCATTTTACGTAGAGGTTTACAAATATAACGGCACTACATTTACTTTGTTAGGTTCTAGTGCAACTACGCCAGAGGGCATAACAAATGGAACGGCAATAGATATTTATTATACATCTGTAGGTATTCCTGAGACAGTCTTAACAATAACAGACAGGTTAGCTATTCGGGTTTATGTTACCCATTCAGGCAGAACGATTACCTTGCATACAGAGGATAATCATTTATCAGAGATAGTTACAACATTCTCAAATGGTTTAACGGCTTTAAACGGATTAACAAAACAGGCTCAGTACTTTGCAGTTGGAAGTACAGGTACTGATTTTAATATTGCGAGTTCAGTAGATACCCATACGTTTAATATTCCGAGTGCATCTGCAAGTAATAGAGGTTTAATAACAACAGGAACGCAAACGATAGCAGGTGATAAGACTTTTAGTGTTGATACGGTTGTGAATGGTGTTAATATTGGTAGAGGTGGTGGAAATATTGCAACTAATACTGCAAATGGAAATGCTGCACTTATCAGCAATACGACTGGCGCGGATAATACTGCAAGTGGATATCAAGCACTTTTCAGCAATACGATTGGCGGATATAATACTGCATATGGAGTTCAAGCACTTTACAATAATACGATTGGCTTATATAATACTGCAAGTGGATATCAAGCACTTTTCAGCAATACAACTGGGTCAACTAATACTGGAAATGGAATTCAAGCACTTTATTATAATACGACTGGCGCGGGTAATACTGCAAATGGAGTTCAAGCACTTTACAATAATACGACTGGCTTATATAATACTGCAAATGGAGTTCAAGCACTTTATTATAATACGACTGGCTTATATAACATAGGCATAGGAAGCCAAGCTGGTTCTGCAAATACAACTGGCTCAAATAATATATTTTTAGGTTATAATTCAACAGGCGAAAGCGCAACCGAAAGTAATAGAACGTGGATAGGTAATACCGATACTACATCAACATGGGTTGGTGGTAATTTACTTTTAGGTACACGCACAAATGCAACATCTGATAAACTACAAGTAACAGGGAGCGCAAAGATTACAGGTCAGCTTACATTAGGTTCAACTATAACCAATGGAACTTATACGTATACTTTACCGAGTGCAACTGGTACTTTAGCTCTAACAAGCGATATTCATAGTGCAGTAACTTTATCTGCTATTGGCTCAACTCCAAATGCTAATGCAGCAACCTTAACAGGACAAGTATTAAATTTAGAACCTGCATCAGCTTCATTTGGTGGGGTTGTTACCACAGGGACGCAAACCTTTGCAGGAGATAAAACGCTTACAGGTTCTCTTTATGGCATTGGATTATCAATGACAGGCACAAGTGGTGATATTATTGGTAGTGTAGCAACATCTGGTAAGGCAATTAGAGGTACTGCAACAACAGGTTTTGGAGTGTATGCAAGTGCTACAACAGGTACGGCAATTTATGGTGAATCTACTGGGACTGGTGGAGCGGGTATTAATGGTACTGCTGGTAATGGCATTGGTGGATATTTTTTAAATAATGCAACAGGATTTGCAACTTTATATGTAACCAATAACGGCTCTGGAAATTTAGCAAATTTTAGTAATTCAGCAGGAACAAAATTCACGATAAACAATGCAGGTAATTTAGGTAACGGAACGTACACCTATACGCTACCATCAGCTACAGGTACTTTAGCTTTGACATCTGATTTGAGTGCTTACTTACCATTGACAGGAGGTACGCTTACAGGTAGTTTGACAGGAACAAGTGCCACGTTTAGTGGGAATCTAAAAGCTGATTTACCACAATATACAAGTGGAACAAACAGAATTGCAGCGTATAATAACACTTCTGCAAGATTAGAATATTACGAGGCAGCACAAGCAGAAGTAGCAATGGGTGGTCCTTTTTTAAAATTAACAGGTGGTACGCTTACAGGTGCATTAAGTGGTACAAGTGCTACGTTTACAGGCAGAATTGGCACATCTTTAAGCAGCTCAGGTGCTAATTTTGCTAATTCATCGTTATACGTAAACAATACTGCAAATACAAAAGGCGCAATATTTGGATATAACGATTCGGCAGATAATTTTTATTTTACTGCTCTTGAATATGGAGTAGCATATAAACCTTTACTTTTTAATACAAGTGCAGCTACGTTTAGTGGAATAGCAGTAGCTCAGCTATTTAGTGGTGAAAATTCTACAAGTAGTAGTCCTGTTATTCAAGCGTGGAATAAAGCAACTTCTGGTGATAATAAATTTATAGAATTTTACGTAGATGGTGGAGGAGGTACATTAAGAGGTAGCATTGATTTTAATAGAGCTTCTACTTTAACAAGATATAATACAACATCTGATGCAAACCTTAAAAATCTTATTGGTGATTCTAATAAGCAAAAATCTATTGATATTCTTAATTCAACTAAAATTAGAGAATTTTCATGGAAAGCAGATGAAACAAATAAACCACAAATTGGAGTAATTGCACAAGAATTATATGAAACCTATAAAGGTGCAGTTTCTGTTGGTAGCGATTCTGAATTATTTGATACAGAAGAATATAAAAATTGGCAAGTAGATAAGACTGCTTTTACATTTCATTTAATTGCAGGATGGCAAAAGCATGAGGAAATCATAAACGATTTAAAAGCACAAATTGAAGAATTAAAAGCATTAATCAAACCTATTGAGCCGATAGTACCAGAAGTTACGCCTCAAACTGAGCCTAAAT